TGCTACATCTGCGGCGGTACCAATGACCTAGAGCTGCATCACCTACACAGTATAACAAACTTGCTGTATAGCTGGGCAGATCAACATGGTTATAGTATTGATACGGATGAAGGTATCTTAGCTGTTCGTGATGATTTTATCACTGAGCACTATCATGAGTTATATGAACTGGTTTACACACTCTGTAATCGCCATCATGTAATGCTGCATAGTGTTTATGGTAAAATTCCTACTATCAGCAGTGTACCTAAACAGCGTACTTGGATTGAAACGCAGAAAGCTAAAGTAGCTGGTGCGGTGGTAGAGAAGAGGGAGGGATTCTTTAGCCGTTTTACCTAGGAGTGGGTATGAGCAGAATGGAAAGATTACGTGAGTGGGTAGTTGAAAAACTAAATCCCGCTCAACAACGCATTAGTGAGGCGGAGGGTAGCAGTGTAGGCAGTACACAGCCCATCAGCTATAGATTCTACTTTCGTGATATAGACTGTGTAAACACTAGTGTTAACAAGGTAGTTGCCGCTTGCGCTAGCCTTGACTATGATATAAAAGACAAGCAACATGAAGGTGTAGTAGCTGGACTACGTCAAAAGACACTAAACACACTACTTAACTTTAGACCAAATCCCTATCAATCGGCACAGGAGTTTCGCCGCAGTTTATTCACAGATTTCCTATTAGACGGCAATGCCTTTGTGCATTTTGATGGTACATTTATGTATCACCTGCCAGCAGAAAATGTGGAGATCTTAACTGATAGTAAAACGTTTATTAGTGGCTATAAGTATAATGGCGAAATAATCTTTCGCGAGTCGGAGGTCTTCTACTTTCGTGATGTGAATTCGGAGAGTATTTATCGCGGGCAGAGCAGGTTATCAGCTGCACGTCAGAGTATAGATACACTATGGAACATGCACGAGTTTCAGCAAAACTTCTTTAAAAATGGTGCTATCTTTGGCATGGCACTAACCACAGAAAATACACTATCGCAAGCTGCTAAGGAAAAAACCTATCAGTACTGGGCACAGCGATATAATCCGCGCAGTGGTGGGCGTCGACCAATTATCTTGGATAGTGGACTAAAACCTGTTAAATTGCAGGACAATGACTTTCAAGATCTAGACTTTGACAAAGCTATTGCACGCCACAGCGAGCGTGTAATGACAACTATAGGTGTACCGCCTATATTATTGAGTGGTGGTAACAATGCTAACATTGCCCCTAATCTTAAACTATTTTACCTGGAAACTGTACTGCCAATCGTTAGGTTATATGTTTCCGCAGTGGAAAGATATTTTGGATATGACGTGGCAGAAGTAACCAATAACGTATCGGCATTGCAGCCAGAATTAAAAGACGTAGCAGCTTATCATAGCACACTAGTTAACGGCGGCGTTATAACTCCTAACGAAGCCAGAATAGAATTACGGTATCCAACCATAGCTGGAAATGATACCCTAAGAATACCTGCTAACATTGCAGGTTCAGCAGCCAATCCATCAGAGGGTGGTAGGCCTAGCAACTAAGAGGAGTAAGATGGATATAAAAAACAAAGTACTCTATTTTGACAGCAAGTTTACTGCCAAGGCTGCCGGCGAGGACGATGACAGTATCATGATTGAAGGTTATGCTTCTACTAATGATCGGGATCGTCAAGGCGATGTAGTGCCAGCAGGAGTTTGGAAGTCAGGTATGGCAAACTACCTGAAGAATCCAATTATCTTAGCATATCATAATCACACAATGCCTATTGGCAAAATGGTTGATTATAAAGCTGATGAGCATGGACTGTGGATTAAAGCACAGATTCCTAGCGAAGTTGGCGATATTTACAAGTTGATCAAAAAGGGTATATTAAGCGCATTTAGTATTGGGTTTAGGGTCAAAGATGCTGAGTATGAGCAGGCCAGTGAAACCTTTATGATTAAAGACCTAGAACTGCACGAAATCAGTGTAGTTAGTGTACCTGCAAATCAAAACACACTATTTAGTTTAGCCAAGGCATTTGATAGTGCCCAAGAGTTCGAGTTATTTAAACAGCAATTTGCCGATGTTAGCGAATCAGCTAAAGGGCTAGAGTCCTCTACAAACGCAAATAGCGAAACCAAAAAGGAATGGAACATGGATCCAAAAGAGTTAGAAAAATTATTGGCCGACGCTGCTGCTAAGGCTGCTGCTGAAACAGCACGCGCTGTTGTAGAGGCTCAAACTAAAGCTGCTGAAGAAATGCAGCGTAAAGCTGACGAAGAAGCACAGCTACAAGCTAAGATCAAAGCCGCTGTTAGCGCAGTTCAAACAGTTGACACAGGTGCAGAAAAGCTATTAGCTGAAGTTGAAAAGCGCCTAGCCGAGCAAGCTGACAGCCACAAGAGCGCCCTAGAAGGTCTAGAGAGCGCACTACGTGAAAAAGCTGCTGAGCTAGAGGCAATTCAAAAGAGCCGTATGCAGTTTAGCGAGCCACGTAACAGTGATGGTGCTACATATGCAGAAAAAGAAGCTGCTGTATTTATCAGCAAGATCACTAAAAAGCCTATCGAAGAAACCAAGTATGCCAAGAGCCTAGTACAAAAGTACGCTAGTGGTGGTACAGCTGGTGCTGCAGGTAGCGGCGGTGGAGCAGGTGGTGCAGTTCGCTTACCAGGTCAAACTTGGGAACTAGAAGTTAGCACCAACATGGAAAACGAGATTCGTCGTCAGCTAGTTGTTGCTGGTACAATCCGTCAGATCGCCATGCCACAGCCTTTCATGAAGCTGCCTATCAATCCAGATGCTGGTGCTGATGCAACCTGGGTAGCAAACAGTGATTTTGGTGCTGCAGCTAGCAGTGGTACAGCTCGTACACATGCGCTAAAGGACATTGAAATCAGCAGCGCTAAACTAGCTACCAAAGAATACATCGCCTTTGAAGAAGAGGAAGATGGTCTTATCGCCCTAGTACCTATCATACGTGATGCAATCACACGTCGTATGGCTAAGACACTAGACAAGTCTATGCTCCTAGGTAATGACGTTGGTGCTACAACATATGCGGCTGGTATCAATGGTCTAGCATATTATGATGGTGCTGCTAGTGCAAGTCCTACAGTTGCAGTTGGTGGTAAACTAACATTTACACAATTCCAAGCTGCACGTCGTGCACTAGGTGTTTGGGGTCTAGAGCCCAGCGAGCTAATCATGTTCGTTAGCCAGGCCGCCTACTATGACTTACTAGAGGATGCTACTTTCCAGAGCACAGACAAGATCAGTGAGTCACGCAACACATTAATTACTGGTCAAGTTGGCTTAATCGCTCAAACTCCAGTTGTTGTTAGCGCACAAATGACTGGTACAGCTGCTAACGATGCACTAGCCGTTATGGTTAATCCACGCAACTTCGTTGTTGGTAACCATCGTGCAATGCGTATCGACACAGATGATGAAGTCATCAACCAGCGCCGTGTTATTGTTGCTAGTATGCGTATCGCTATGAGCCGCTTAACAAGCAATGAAGGCAGTGGTGTTGTTGCAGTTCGTTACGTTTAATTAAACTTAGGCAGGGTTCACATGAGCCCTGTCTCTAAAGCCTAGCATGCTAGTCTTTAGAGACACAGGAGGATTTATGGCTGACCTAATTACTAGAACGGAGTATAAAAACTATCTAGGAATTACTAGTACAAATAAAGATCAAGAAATTGACTTATTAATTCCTAAAGTTAGTCAGTTAGTAAAAACCTACTGCCGCAGAAATTTTACTGACTACTATGATGAAAGTAAAACAGAATATTTTGATGGCGGATTTGACAAACTTATATTAAAAGAAACACCTGTTGTTAATGTAGCAGAAGTTAGTAAAAGCGTAGACTATGGTCAAACTTATACTAAACTTGTAAAATTTACAGACTGGGTACCTGATGGTGACACAGTTAGAGCTATTAGCAATGGTGGTTGGTTCTTAGAATACCTACGTGGTTATCGTGTAACTTACACAGCAGGTTATGAAGCCGTACCTGATCTTGTAGAGTACTACTCAAAGAATAATAGTGCAGTGCACGTAAACCGTGATGTAACGCCGAATGTAACGCAAATACAATATGTAGCTACTACAAATTTTCCAGCACATATTAAACGCGTACTAGATCAGTATATGGCGGATTATGCGTAATGAGCGCCGAGGCTTTTAGAAATACAGTTAAAAACTTACCTGAATTAAAGCAGTGGTTTTACGATGAAAAGAATTCTAAAGGTATACTGCACGAAACTCGTGCTAGCAGTAAAAGCTTTATAGATAGCAGCCGTGTAGACTTTGTTTTGACTAAAGAGCAGTTAATACAAGTAGTTGGGAATGAAACTACTGCTCAAGTTATATTTGATAAGGTAAAGGCAGATCAAGATCCTACAGTAGAATATCGTAAAGGACGTGGGCAAGAATCTATAATATTTAATGATGTAAGTTTTGGTAGTCTTAATAAAACCGTTGCTAGATATTTACAGAATATAGCCGAAAGTGCTGGTTTAAAGGGTGTAGTTCAGGCCGAGTCTATTGAAGCAGAACGTAGATTAGCTGACTATGATAAAGGTCACGTTTATGGTTGGGCAAATACACTGGTAGAGCGTACTAGACAAGATATATCAAAAAGGCTAAGCTCACGCAGCGTACCTCCAGAACAACTGGAAAAAGAACTAAACGCACTAAATAATTTTATAGATAGCTTACACGATTTACTAGAGCAATACGATGAGGCTGCTAGCGGTATAACAGATATTAATGCTAGCGTTTATGCTAAATATAGAAAAACTAGTACAAATTGGCTAATCACTTGGCAAGGTGCTAAAGAGCAGCAAGCTGGTGGAGGTAAAGTTGGTACAGTTATTGGAAAAAGCAATAATGTAAATGTTCGAGGATTTCTTAAAAACGTTGTTTTAGGCTCAAGTAATAATTTAATAGAATCCGCTTTAGAAGGCATGGTAAAGAGTTTTGTTAATGAAGGAGTAACAAAACAAGGTTCTAATAATTTAGCTAAACTTAAAAGTTCACCACCAATCATAGATATGATTGTAGATGAC